GCCTGCGGCCATAGTTGATTGTTCTTTGAGAAGCTGACCGGCTTGGTTTTCTAGTAGACGCGACATAGTGCTGCGCTTTTGGTCGTTAAGACCCTCTAGAAGACCAGTCTTTTCCCACTTAGTGAGAAGTGCTTCACCTTCATTGGCAAGAGATCTCTCTCTGATGCCTTCTGTTAGTGTTGTGATGACTGACATTTTTTTATTATCTCCTTTTAAATTATTTGTTTGTCATGCCTGCGAGAGTGGCCCAACGATTATAGGTCGGGACCGCAACGGGAGTCTTTTCTTCACGGCGGTTGCCGCTGAGAATGACGGATGACTTCTTTGTAATAACTTCGGAAAGTGATTGTGCTTTGTCCGAACGGACATTAGCCACTGCCCTTTGAAGGGTTTCAAAGATTGTCTTCGCCTCGTCTACCGAATTTGCGTTACCGACCATATCAACAATTTTATTTTTTTGTTGCTCATTCAGGGAGGTGTCAGTTAGAACACGATTCGCATATAGTAATCTTGCATTTTGCAAGTTTATTTCTTGTAACTTATCTTTAGCTTGGGTTAAAATATTTTTTAAATTTTGGTTGTCGCGAGAAAGAGCCTCATTTTTTGCCATGGTGCGTTCATATTCTTCTATGTCGTCCTCGTCCATGCCATCAGTTCGGATCGTCTCAACTTTTTCATCCTCTTCTTTTTCATCCTGGTTAAGCTGTTCCATGGATTGCTCCATTGCAGCTTCGGGGATATCTATAACCAGCATTTCTTTAAACATATTCACTAGATCATCTTCGTTAAGGTCTAGTTCTAAATCATCGCTGCGATTAGCTGGAAGCTCGTCTTCTAGATCTAGCTCTATGCCGATCTCATCAGCAATTTCTTCGCGATCCAAGGATGCTTCCGCTTCGGCTTCTTCATCTTCATCTTCGTCTGCGGCAGCAGCTATAATATCATCCAAATCTACTACCACCATCTCTTCCTCTTCACCAGGGATATGTGCCATTGGCACATCCTCTAGTGCAGTATTTTCAATCTCTGGTTGTGCAGGGGCAGTCATTTCATCTTCTTGTTCAAGAATGGAAGAAACTGCGGATCGGACCTCATCAGCGTACTTTTCAACAATAGCGTTTTCGGCGCTCTTAATAGCTGCTTCTTTTAAGTTCTGGGCATCAACTATCGCTTGTTCTAGCATCGTACTCATTTAGGGGTTCCTCTCGGGTAAAGATACGAAAATGATAATATATCATTTGTAAATAGTATCGTCACAGATGAAACATCATATTTTTATGGTTCGCTATTATGGGGTAGTGCCATCAGCAGGGTTAAGTGTATTGATCCCCGAACCCGAGAGAATTGGCATATTAGCTGAGGAGATCCCAGTCAAGGAAGCATAAAGTTCAAACGCAGCGGCAGCGCCGGCAGCCTGAATATATATTTCTTTTACCTTGGCGTCAAGCGTTATTTCACTTCTACCATCTGAAAAGCTAGCAGCAGGTGATGGTAACGTTACAAGATGTAAACCGTTCTGGGTATCGCGATCACCCGCATCTTTTGCGGATGAAAACAATACCACAACGAAGGACGCTGCGTTCTGGAAGGATGTATTTCTAATTGTAATGGATTTAGTTACAGCCGGGAAGCTAATCCTCTGTTCATTGACAACTCCAGCAGCCAAAGATGCTGATCCTGTAATATAAGGGATACCAGAAACTTGGTATGATCCTACATCACCAATCCCTGGGGATTGATTAAAGTATCCACGAAAATAATTTGTGTTATCAGATGATGTAGCCATTTAGTTTCTCCTTCTTCTACTCTTTAAGTATTCCCTAGGATTAGAAAGAGCTTTCCTTTGTGAGTTTAATTTTCTAATGAGACGCTCTTTGTCTCTTTTCTTTTCTGCTCGGCGGGTAGTTTCCTTGACATGGTATTGTCGCTCTCTACACTCTTCTATGATGCCATCTCTTTTTACTTTTTTAATAAATTTACGCACCATTTTTTCTGCGTCGCCACGGCACTCTTCCGCTGTAACGGTAACTAGCGGAGTGATTTCCTGGGCTGTGAAATTATTTTTGTGGTTTTTCATTTTAATACTTTCTTAAGTTATTTTAAATTATTGGCTACGGATCCCCAATTGGAAAACCCTGGTATGTTACTGATATCTACTCCGGAGTCGTTCGGTGCAACTCCTGAAAGTGCCCCCTGTCCACTGCCTCCCGGTATAGGTTGTGTTCCCTCAAAAAGCTGAGGATTAGAGAACTTTTCCTTTACATCGGAATAAGAATTTTTTGCCATCTCGGACATCACCTGTTTCTTAATATCTGTTACAGGAGGTCTAGATAAGCGAGGCGGTGAAGCCTCTTGAAGTCGTGAGCCTTGAAGTCCCTGAGCTACCTCCGTGATTAATCCAGAAAGGATGCCCTCCTCAAAGATCACCTCCTTAATGCATTCTTTAATAATATTTTTGAGTTCTGCTTTTTTCATTGTTTTCTTTCTCGTCCGTTATCCGACTGAAGCTAAAGCGTTATTTCCCATTAGTGCCCATTTACTACCGGTCCATACAAACTCAAAGGCTGCGCCTTGTTTGTTATTTTCTATGGCGATCGCACTATATGAACCAAGTATGTTTGTGGGACTTATCATAATGGGCTGATTATTCGTTGTGGTGTTTAATATAATTTTTAATACTTGTCCTGCTGTTGTACCGCTTGCCAAACTCATAATATGCATACCTGAAGCGTTTGCAATAATAGAGGTGGCCGTCAGAAGGTGAACAGAACTAGCAGGGGTAAGCGTACTGGCTTCGCCGGAACCCAAGTCTGTACTGGTAGTGCCAAATATCACCTCCTCGGTTGCCTTGAGTTGTCCTGCCACCTCTAGAGTGTGAGCAGGCGTACTAGTAGCGATGCCTACATACCCGTTTGTTCCCTCAATAGTAATCCGAGCTTTGTGTCCGTTGTTTGATGAATCATTGGCAAGCTGAATGGGTCTAAGGTTTGAATTGGCGTGGTTTGGGCAAAATGCATCAAGAAAATATGCACCAGCCAAAGAGTCAGTAAATGTGGTTCCTGCGGCACCCTCCAGAGCCATGGAGGCAAGGCGATTGCTACGCCCAGTGGCGTCCGTCAGACTATCTGAATAGTAGTCAATAAAGGGATTATCTGCTTCGCCAGTGGTGTTAGCAGTATCAGCGATTAGTTTAATCCCCACATCTCTCTTGCTTCTTAATCTAATAATAGCATCAGCCTCATGACCCGTGATAGCATCAAACGGATCTGTGATGTCTAAGACTGTTTGAGGCGAATTATTTCCAATACCAATTCGGTTAGTGCCGCCATCAATATAGAACATATGAGTATTATGATTACTTTCTACTCGGAAGTCTTTGTCTTCGGAGCCTTCATTGAATACTGCGCCGCCATCAACTTTAAGAGATCCCGTGATCTGAATCACATCATCCGCAGAGTTCCCGATCTTAGCGTCGCCGTCGCCCTCTAATTTGGTGACAAATCCTCCCGATCCATCGCCGATACCGAATCCTGCACCACTCATCAATCGTCTCCCAAAGCTGCGTTAAGGGCCCGGTTGATACGATCCGATTTAGTTAAGTGAGTCTTAACCTGGCTCTCAGCTACGAGATATGCTCCCGTGGTACTGGGCTCGGATACCAAATCAAAGCAGAGAAGCTGGAAGTCGTCCTCTACCATCGTGGTCCCTCCCTCTTGTCGGGTAGAACCTAATCCACGACTTGAGATCCCTAATTGTACGCCACCTTCTACAAGTTGTTTAGCAATCTTTCCAGCCGGAGTATCTAAAATTTTCATCTTCCCCATCACATCATCTCCATTCCACCACACTTCTGTGACGAGGTGACTAGCATTCTTAAGCTCTACAACAGAGCTATCTGGATGATCTAATTCGCCGATTGCACGACCCTCTTTTACTAATTTTTGGTAGTTTTTCATTTCTCGTTCAAGAATTGGTTTAGGGTAAATACGTCCGTTTCCATTCTTTTTGCCTGCGGCTTGGATCTTGCCGGCAACGATCAAGTGATTTCCCACCCGATTGCCTTCACGTTCGTCTTCGGTAAGAAGATCATCGCTATAATCTAGGTTCATAAATTCTTGTAATACATATTTCTTATTCATTTTTATCTCCTTTAGACTGCGGGCGTTACCCGCATGGTACAGCTACCCCTGCAACAATTGGTTACGGGTCTTAGCATCCATTTCTGAGTCCATATTCCCTTTAGTTCTGTATTCATGTTGGAATCCTCCGTCCGAGATGAGCATACATAACGCATACGAAGTTCCAGAGGATAGTGATCCCAGAAGAAGAACATTCACCAAAGAAACTTCAAAGGTAAATAGTTCTGTAAATGGGTTTAGGATAAGAAGAAGTACTCCAACCCAGAACCCCAGGCACATAGGACAGCTAAAAAAATAATGCGGTGGGCGTATTTTATCTAACAACTTAGAAAAAGCTAGGATCTGAGTAAGCCCATAGGCACACAAAATATAAAGTATAATATTCATGTTCTGCTACTATTAATACATATACCCATACCCCGCATAAGCGTAAGGCATGGATTCATCTCGGGCTCCCTGGGGGGTGTCCTGATATGGGGGGATCTCTCCATATTCGGTACTATCTTCGTCCGTGGGGTCCACAAAGTGATCTTCTATGTTTTCATCGTACTCCGTTGCGGCTTCCATTTGTGCTTGGGATTTCTTAATATAAGATTCTATCTGCAATAATAAAGATTGTAACGGATCAACACTTCCCTCAGACGCATATTGTGCCTCTATAATACCAAAGCGTGGGCCACCTTGAGCCGCATCCGCACTGACTAACCCACCCCTAAAGAGTGAATACATAAGATCTCGCTGGTAATCATAAATATCTTTTTCCGCCATGGGCTTCGGCATAGTCAATACCTTACTAGACGAAGGAACCACTACAATGTCCATATGTTGATGATCGCTAATAATAAGATTACCCTCAAGTGTTTTGACTATTTGAAGATTTACTTGTGCCTGAACTGGCTTAGGCTTATCCGTATCCGCCGAAGAGATTTTTATCTTAATCGTCATTTTTATACTCAACCACTAAAGTCTGAAGCTTGAGAAGCTTAAGTAACGTTGATTCGTCTACTTCGGAAATATTAAAAGAATCTATTTGTTCAAGTAATTTTTTAGTGTTAGCTATCATATCATTATCATTTTTCACTTCCTCTAATGACAAAGACTTTACTATTTCACTCCGAATCCGTGAAAGCTCCTCCGATAAGTAAACTGTAAAATCAGCCCTATTGTCCCCTACGGCTAAAATATACTTACTTAATAGTACTTTCTGTTCGGTCATAAGGTAATCATATTTGTTATTAAACCTTTCAATATATTTATTGACAACTAGAGAACTAATATTCTCCATCATAGGCTTTTCATGGCCCAGGGGCTTCATCAAGTCTCCTATAAGGTTTCTCTCCATGAGAACTTTACGCTTAATAGGTGTATGGGAACTAAAGACTTGTGCAATTGTCGCATAGGAGCGATAATTGGGTACAAAATTTTGGTAAACCTGGGGTGTTAATTCTGAATTGATTTTTTTAATAAGATCCGATTGAGCTTCAAAAATCTTCTTGTGGTCTAATAATTCATGCTTTCTTCTACAATGAAAGATCATCTTTTCGGCGGTATATTGATCTAGTCCTGAGCTTTCCAGAAGGGAGTTATAGCAGTCCATCTCTTGAGAGAGTATACCGGATGGGCTAAAAGCTTCAGACAAGATGAATTTGATAGAGGAGGTCTTTTGAGCATCCTTTTCAACCATGCTTTTTGTCATTTCCTTTATTAAGGATTCAAAGAGAAAAGCGGTATTTCTTTTTTTATTATGTTTGTGTTTCATCTCGGGTTTCCAATTGTTCAATCAACTTTTTGATGTCGTTTTGGGTTTTAAATATTTCTTTCTCTTCGTGATCCGCCTGCTCTCCGACGACTCCTCGTGACAAAGGTCCCATTTCACCACTCCACCCCTTAAATAGGTTCCTACTTGAAGAGGAAGCCAAATTGTTTCCTGCCGAGGATAAGTAACTCCTCTTTCTTGCCCCTTGTCGCCACTTGGGGCTCTTAACTTTCATATACCCATTGTCGTTACGCTGCCCTGGCTCTGAACCTGGCTCAGAATCTGGTTCCGCCAGCAAAGTACTTTCCTCTCCGGCATCTTCTGCTGGCGTATCGTCGCCCAACTCTCCTCCTAAGTCTCCTCCGAAATCATCGTCGCCAGCGGGTGCGCCGCCGCCTTCGGTAGGGGTAGCTGTGGCAATTGCTTCTAACGCAGCTTGGAGTTTTCCATCACCATATTGTTCTATCTGGATACGTTCAATTTCTTCGTCGGCGAGCTTAAATATGTTTTTATAGATCCAAGCTTTGGAGAAAAAACCGTCTGTAGCAGCGCCAGCGATGTCAAATTTGGTACGAATGTGTTCCAACTCTTGAAGCTCTGCGATCTTAGAGGGGTTATTGAGGCTTAGAGAAAAGGAAATTAAATCTTTTTCGCGAAAGCCCAATGTATAGAGATGAATGATACACATTTTTTCTAACTCTGAGATAACTACACGCTGGTTGCGCTGAATAGTTCTTGCAAAGCGAATATCTTTCTGGGCTAAGGTTGTTTTATCTTCTTGTGCGTCAGACTGTGCAAGGTAGGCTTTAGGCACCTTGAGTGCTGAAAATAGTTTATCTCGGAGATATTCTACGTCTTCTATGTCTCCTGTAAATTGTCCGCCCGCCAAGGTATCTATGCGAGTATTGTTGGTGGCTCCGCGAACAGGGATATAATAATCTTCGTCCACACTCATTGCATTATAGCGCAAATCTACGCGACCTGAATCGGGATCCACTATTTGGTTTCTTTTCATCTGCGTTTTTACTTGTTCCATATATTGCTCTACATCTTCCGCAGGAATATTCCCCACATCAATATAGAATACTCGGCGCTCGGGTGAGCGAACAATACGATACGCCATCATTGCGTCTTCTAATAGAGTTAGTTGCCTCCATATTCTTCGGGCAGACTCTAAAACCGAAGTTCCGTAAGGAACATATTTGTCATTCCCCAGAAGACGAAAGTGGGAAACTTGCCAATTTTCAAAAGTAACACCTTTGTTACCTTCCGCGCCAAGCCAGAAGTATTGAATATAATTAGGGTTTGTAGGATCAGTGCCTTCTACTCTTTCAACCTCTCTGACAGGAAGTGGGATCACATTGGTAATGCCTAACGTATCGTCAATGTCTAAATATAGATAATAATCTCCATACTTACACATACTGCGAGACCACCCAAAAAGATTAGCGTCTACGTTTAAAACACTATACAACAATGTGTTTAAAATATCTTTTATTTCACGATTGTGGCAATCTATTTGAACCATGGGGTTGAATATTGTAGAAGTAGTTACTTCGTCTGCATAGATGTCTAAAGCTGATGCTATCTCGGGCATAAACTCCATCTGTTCAAAATCGGTATACCGAACTTGTTTATTGCGCTGATATAAAGCTTTATTAGTTTGATCACCAAATGGATTATAATATTCTTTCTTTTTGAATTCTCTACCTGTACTACTAGTAAAGGTATACTTTTTAATATCCCGAGCGGTACCACGAGTTACCGACGGCGAATCATAGTGGACAATAGGCCCACTGAACAGTCTTGTTAGGCGACGGAATAGTCCAGAATCTTTATTTCTTGGATTATCATTATTGTTGTTTGAATCTGCCATTGTTTATCCCTTTGTTATCCACGAAAGATCTTGGATATTTCCCTGATTATCTTTAAAAGTTGGTCTTTGTCCTTGTGTTTGGTATCCATGTTGCCCCTCTATCTTTGAATTTAAAACTGTTTTGCTTGACGACATTCCAGATAAAAGAGCCTTCTTGTAATCAATCTCTCTCTTGTTGACAGTCAATGCTGTAGACCTTACCCAACAAGCAATAGCTACGGCGATAACTAAATCATCATTGTAACTTCTCATTGCTTGAGGTCGCCCATTATGCCATACAAAAGTCTTTAGTTCATTAGCTAACCTCATTGAATTAATAGTAATTAGTTTATTTCTAATGAATTCTTCCAACTTGGCAATAACTAAAGGACGAGTTTTCATAGACATTGTAAATCCAGGAATTGCTCCGATGGCTCCAGCCGTCAGTTCATCAACATATTCATGAGTAGATTTTACACTAAAATATAAATTTTTATACTCCATGTCTTGGAGGCGACTTAAAACCCCAATCCCTAATGAATTATTCTCTATGACCATCAGGGCATCGTTAAACTCAGAACCTATAGAAAATAGCAAAGGAGCAAACATGTCGGGGGTTATCTTACCTTGATATTCTGCAACTTGCTCCATGGTTTGGATATCGTATACCTGAGCCACACTATAATCGGAGCCATCACCCCGAGCAACATCGGCTGTCATTAGATATTGTGCCTCGTTTACAGGAGGCTTCCATACCCAATAATTTCTGTCAAAACCGGTTTTGTATTGTGGGTCAATAGCTTTTTCTATAATTTTCTTTAGGTCATCGCCGTGAATAACTGTCTCACCCGAAGCATTGAAATTACACTCAAGCTCCTGAGCTATTTCTCGGCGAGACATGTTTCTAGTCTCTTTTCCAAACCACTCTTGGTCTCGCTCAGGGTGGACTTCCCAAGGCAGCTTGATAGTATGGAAATCATTTTTTTCTTCTTCAGCCTCAGTATAAGTTTTATGAAACCAGTTTCCTACCCCGTTCGGAGTAGAGAGAGCAATACAGCGACCACCAGTAGAAAGAGTGGGATATAAACCAGCCCATAGTTCTTCCATACCCTCCACAAAGGCTGCTTCGTCTACAACCAAAAGAGACAATGCTTCAGAGCGTCCGGCATCTCCAGATGTAGAAGAAGCCTTCACTTGAGATCCGTTGGACAACTCAAATGATGTGCGATTATCAATTGTAATATTTGCAATCTTTAGCCAACTCGGAAGATTACGGTGAATGGCCTTAATTTTCTTCACTAGGTTCGTCGCAGTTTGGAGCTTGGTTGCAACAACAAGAACATTCTTATCGCGATGAAATAACATCATCCAGCAAACATAAGCTGCAACCGTGGTAGAAATACCTAGCTGACGTGCTTTAAGGATAACATTAAAACGATGCTTTTTGAAATCCTTAAGAGCATCCGTCTGAAAATCGTATAATTCAAAAGGAATTAGTCCCTTTAGGGGGTGTGAAATCTTTGTATATTCAGTACAAAAATAAGCAGGGTCCTTTCCACAGCGGATAATCTCCGCCATTGTCTCCCTCTTGCTTATAGGCATTACGCCTCCGGAGTATCAGGGTTTTTTGGGGCTTTGTCGTTAGGAGACTTCTTTTCCGAAGATAGTTCAAGAAAGTCCTTGAATTTCTTTTCGTAAGACTTGTCTTCATCGCGAATAGAAATACGGCGCACTGTATCTACATTTTCAGTATTGCCTATATTATATTGTTTAGTTGCTTGAACCCAACTGTGTACTCGGGAAGTGGTCTGGACTAGGATATCTGCATCGCCCTGCGAACTTAAACTCACCGATTCCTTAGTAATTTTTTTATATTCTTTTTTAAGGAATCTTAATATATCATCAAATTTGGCTTCTATTTCGTTTTCAAATTTATTCCGAGGATGCATTTCTTCTAGGCGCATTTCGCTCTGATAGGTTACTATCATTTTATCTGCTGCGAAACGAACTCTAAATCCATCTATTACTCGGCTATCTAGAATTGGGTGCCCCTCTTCTCGCTTGAGTCCTATTTCTACATCTGGATCGTAACTATCGTAGCCCATTGAAGCTGCTTGATTCAGACCCTTTATAATGTCTAAGATGTTTGCCATTATTTTTGTCTCCTTATAGACATACGTTTTTTGACCTCTGCATCACTGGGTCTCCAGCCTGACTGCCACTTTTTTTCATGTGTTGGAGATAGTGTAATATATTCTATATAACACTGCCGACAACATTTAAACCTATTCATATATAGGTCGTCTTGTGCGGAAAATGAATATGTTTTGCATACGGGACAATTTCTTTCTAGATGCTCTGGTTTTTGTCGTTTGTTTTTTCTTGCCTTCTTGGTTTTCTGTTTTAATTGATCTAGATATTCAGCTTCTCTTTTTTCATCCCAATCATTCCGAAAGTCTTGCACGGTTTCTTTGCCATATTTTTCTGCAATAGCTTTTTCTACTGCGGCAATATAATTGGAGTCTTTCTTCATCTTTGGTAAACTGCGTGGACAATGCCGACGGACATACCCACACCAACAATTAAACCCGTGAGAATACCAACCGTTCCCCGATTTTTGTCAAACCAGGAGTTATTTCTTTTAAGCTGATCTTCTAATTTAATTATAGAAATCTTGTATGTCTCTTCCATTTTATTACACACTCTCTTGTCCACAGAGCACTCTGCTAAAGTAGCACTTGTGTTGATCTTGTCTTGTAGCATTTTTCGGAAGTCTTCTTCACTAAGTAATACTCCAACATAGGTATTGCTATCTTGATCTACCATGGCAGGGCGAGGATCAAACTTTGTGACCTCGCCCGCCATAGTATTAAATGATAAAAACAATATGAGGGAAACTACTATCTTCATTTTACTTCTTTAGAAACTTTTTTAGACCTTCAATTCTTTTGGCCGGGCGCTTGAGTCCACTCACCAAAGTATAAGTGACAAGCTTGTCTTTGTTCGCATCCTCATAAATTCCACGATGGACCATAGCGCCGCCAGTCAAAGCAGCCAAAGTATCAAATCCGAACTCAATATTGTCCATCAAACCGGCAGTTTCTTCAAAGATCTCTTCGCTACCAACCACAATACATGCAGCACCTGTGGCACTTGTCAAATCAAAACCCTCAGCGAGAAGTGTCTTCTCTAAGTTCTTCTTGAGGGCACTTGAGACAGCAGTTTCGTTCTCAAGGTTTTTGACGCTTGTGACGCCCATAATCATACAGCCGGGTTGGCGCATAATACTATCATAGTCTGTAGCATCAAAGGTTGTGTATTCTGAGTCCTTATTTGCCAGGACGTTAAATACATGGAATAAACCGGCAACTGTATTGTTGATAGTTGTCCAAAACTTCTTGACTGTGAGCTTGGGGTAAAGCTTTTTAATCTTTTCGTTGTCCACCATAATAAGCGGAGCAATCTGTCCTTTTTCTGCGAGCCCACAAAGTTGGGTCATGCGAGCATGGGCGTTCTTAGCTACCGTTGGAGAAGCAGATTCACCAGCAGTTGGGAGCGAAGCTACAACGCCTACTCGCTGGTCAACATCTTCCACACCAATATAGGTGAAGTACTTTTTAGCAACACTAATAAGAGTGTTGACCGTACCTCCGCCTGAGCCACCCGATACACCAAGGCAGATTAGAATTCGGTCAACGTTGTTTCCAAATATTTCACGAAACTTGTTGAACACTTCTTGTTCCTTGCGTTCAATCGCAGCCTGAGCCTTGGCTTGATCTTTGCCAGCGCCTTGTTCGCCGTGCTCATCAACGAGGAACTTTTGTTCGTCCGGAATGTCTAGCCCATTAAGATCTGAGCGGGCTGTATTTACAGCAATCGTCTTAGTATAGCCCATATCATAAAAGGCTTTAGCCATACGACCGCCGCCTTGTCCAGCGCCAACAATGGCATAAGTTAGAGCGCCGCCGGATTTATCCTCAACGGTTTCTTGCTCTTCGTTTAAATCGGGATCGTAATCCTCAATATCTAGTGTAGGAATGTCTACCATTTTTTATCTCCTTAAATGTCCAATTCCTTGTGAAGTCTGATCAATGCTTTTAATCTTTCTTCTCTATCATTTATTTTCTTCGTATCTTTAAGACGGCTTTCAAATGCTCCCTTAATGGCACCAATCTTATCTTTCTCTAGTCTACCACGCAATTCATTTTCCCTTAAGGCTGCTGTGGCTTCTATTTTTATAGCTTCCAAATACTCTGTCTTATCATCCGTTGGTCTGAGTAAGCGGTAAAAGTAAATCAAAAGGGCTGCCACTACGACAAGCCCCAGTACAATTTTCCACCAAATCTCTTTGGCTTTAAACCATAGTCTCTTCATCAGCCGTGCTTCCATTTAGCGGCAATATCTGCTGCACCCTGAAGTCCTATGTAAGCAAGGGACACAGCCACCCAGTCGCTACTTGTAACTGAACCAGACGCCAAAAAAGCAGTGGATGTTGCCCATACTATTAGTTTTCGTGATGCCCATTTACCGAGCCAAGTATCTATTTTTTCGTGCATAGTCATAGCACCTCCTTTATAGATATAAGTAGTCATATTATTTTCTTTTAGCACGTCGGTGAATCTGAACTAACGATGCCCTGACGCGTTCTAATTTTCCCTCAAATAAAATACTAGCGATTTTTTCCCAAGTATGATAGCCGATCAGTAAACCAACTTTCCACTCTTCATCTGTTGAACCAGTATATTTAAATCTAACAAGATCGCCAGCCCTCATAGATCCCAATCCTCGTCCCAAAGGTTCTTATCTTTTTCCGGAGGCCTTTTAAGCTCTCTTAGGCTCCATACAATCACCAGCCCAGAAGGAAGACCTAAAACAATAGAATAAATTAGTCCACTTATTATTGGATATTCTAAGAAGAACCATATCACCTATTCTTCTATTTGGCACTGGAAGCGCAGGTCAACCCCTCGTAGAATTGGTGTGGCTTCTCGGTCAGTAGAAACTAAAAAGATTT